ATATGGTATAAATTAGAAGCTCCTATATTTAAATATAGTAATTTACCAATTTTAAAACTTGATAAATATAAATTCGTAAAATTAGCTAAAAATAATATTCCTATATTTTCTAATTTTAAATTTGATACTATATCGTCTTCTGATATCGATAAAATATTATTAAAAAATAGTAAATACGGTAATAATGTTAAAACTATTACAGAAAGTGATTATCCTTTAAATTCTACTGATACCCCAGACGAATTAAATACTATTTTAATAAGTGTTTTTGGATCAAAACAAATTGGAGCTAATCCTCCGAATGCTCCAATATTAGTAGCAAATATTTCTAAACCGTTTATAATTAATTTTTCATCTGATAATGTTAATAGCAAATATAATGGAATCTATACTCCAAATGAAATACCTTTATATTCTTCGCCCGATCCAAATTATACGTTTTCTGAAAAAGAAATTAATGATATAAAAAATATAAAGAATAATGTTGCTATTTCTATCCGTTTCCATAGCAGTATACAGCAAAATAATATTATAGCTGATTTAAATCCTAATTTTACTCAAAATATTATTATTAAAGGTAAATTACCATTTTATATTTTTGACGTAAATGATAAAATAGAATATTATTCTAATAATACTGATTCTAAAAAAACTACTATTACTAGTAAAGCATTAGTAATAAATAATAATGAGTATTATACTATACTAGTATTAGGAGATAATATTAAAGAAGCCTCTTATGTATCTCCTTGTCAAAATGATACTTTATTAGTATTTAAAGATCAAACAACAAAATTATCAGATGAAAAAACTTATCCTTTAAATAGTTGGAGTTTAGAAAAAAGTAAAATTAAATCAACTATTCCTAATATTTACGATTCTACCTTCGGTTTGGGTAGTTATGGTGATGGTTCTCCGTTTAAAAATAAAGAATTTTTATCTGTTAATTTGTCTAATAATAATTTAAAAACTATTTATGAATTATTTAATAACAATGTGAATGATAAACTAAAATATAATAATATATATATAAATGATATTTTTATTAATAATACCAAAGGCTTAGCAGGATACTCTTTTTCTATAGAAGATCTTAAAACAGTATTTTTAAATGATAATTATAATTTTATTAAAAATACTAATACAACAGAAAATGATTATGATAATATTATTAGTAGTTTATATAATTCGGTAAGTAACAACAAAGACTCTTTATATCAAGTGATGATTGTAAAGATTAAAAACTTGCTTGATACAACAACTGATGGATCTGGAACTTCATTGGTATATACTATTCCGGACAATGGGAATATAAGCTTTGAACAAGATTTTATTCATAATAATTCAATTAATCATCTTTTTCAATCTGATATTGATATTGTGGTAAATCGTCTAAATTTCTTAGAAAAACTAGATAATAATATAAATGGAATAGGAGATGAAAATAAAACATCCAATGTTATAAAAGACGGAACAATTAAAAATTTACAAGACCATTATGATCTTTTACCAGATGATCCTATCGTTTGTTATGATAGAAACAATACTAATAGAGAAGGATGCTATAAAAAATTAACTAAAAAAACTATTAATGAGAGATATTACGAAAGAAATGAATTAATAAAATTATTAGAAAATCAAGCCATTCTAACTATAGATAATGATGGAAAAAAAATCTACACAGCAAAAGAAGATAATTCTTATATTTATCATCATACTATGGTCCAAATTAAGACCGAAAATAATAACGTTATAAAAATAGATTATAAAAATAATAATGAAGATAAAAATTACTATTGGATTAATATTGATCCTAAACAATCTTGTTCAATAGCTGAAGATGTTTCTCTTAAAATTTTGAAAAGGACTACTTATACTTGTAAATATGCTAATGGTTTATTTAATAACGTTGGAGTTGAATTAAGAGTTAATAATAATATTTGTCCAACAGATCTTATTAAAGATTATTCTCAACCTTTCGTACAACACGAGGAAATTGTGGAAAATAGAGGTTATAGCACTTCATATATTATTCCTGATAAACAAATACAAGAACAAAAAAATACATACCAAGACAAAAATTATTTTTGGAAAGAATATACTATACAAAGAAGATTTATGGTGAATAATGATAACAGTTTTGATTCTTTGCCTTCTCAAGATATTTTAGTAGTTGCCGAAGAAACTTACGATCTTGCTATACCAATAACCGATCCAAATCATCCAGAATTCAAAAAACCACAGAAAAACGATTATTCATCAGATGTTAATTCTGTGTTAAGTCCGGACTGTTCTTCTCCTTGTGCTTGTGGTCCTCATATTCCTGGTTCCGGCCTTATAGGACCATTTGAAAACAGAATAGGCAAACCAACTAGAGTATATAATATTTTTAATCTTGATGATACGAATACATTAAATGTTCAATTTAGAAAAGTTCCAAGACAAATTAGAGGAATAGATTATTTGACAACAGTATACAGATATGGAGCGAGCAGTACTCCTTTCAGACCATTAACAGCTTTTGATTCTCCAACAGAAATTAATAGTGGAGAAACATTAAATAATAACTATTATTGTTGGACATGTTTAGAGGTAGATAAAGATAAAAAAATTAAAAAAACAGATTCTGATAAATTTCCAGATTTTTTTAAATGGCAAAACGAAATGATATTCAGAGCTTTTTTTGGTAGTAAGGATAAAATAGAAAATAAAAATGATCTTAATAGTCAATTCCCATGGGAGATGATTCCTTATGAGTATGATACCTGAAATTTATTGTAATTTTATACCAATTGACACAGATAGGTATCAGTGTTCAAAATGTGAAACTATAATTAGAACAATAGATAACTATGATTATCCTCCGATATTTATTTGTAAAAATAGTATGAAAGATAATAACCAAATATCTTTCTTAGAAAAAGTTAAAAATTTTGCTGGCGCAGCTATTGATCATGCGGCAGCCGGATTTCCTGTTTGTTCAGACGAACAAATAAAAAAAAGATTTAGTATTTGTCAAACTTGCGAATTTTTAACCAATAATACTTGTAGCAAATGCGGTTGTCCTATTTCTAGAACAAAAACATTTGCTAGCAAGTTAGCTTGGGCAGATCAAGAATGCCCGATTGGTAAATGGAAAAAAGAGAATTAAGCTTTTTTATCTGTTTGTGAATCTGGTGTCCATTTATGCCATCCTTTATTTGGCATATAATTATCTCCATCTTTTCTTTTTGGAAATAATGTACCACCTTTTTTATGTTGACCAAAAGATAATATGCCCCCACAATCATTGCATCTTAATTCATAATAATCATTATCATCAACATTCCTTACTATAAAACGCAAATTATTTTTACTGCACAATCCACATTTTTCTTCTCCAAAAATTTCTTGAATAAGAGCTAATTCTTTAAATAACTCTTTTTGTCCTGAGGCTTCTAATTCAAATTGTAATTTATTATTAACATTATATAAAACTTTCATAATTATTTCCAGTCTGTAGTATAACCTAAAATTTGTGAAGGAATATTAGCTATATTTTGCTGATATTTTGATAATAATCTAATTGTTGATACGGCTTCTTCGTGTGATAATGAATAAATATTGTCAACTTTCAAATTATTATCTTCTAACAGTTTAATTACATTTATATTAAGTCTAGAAGCCATAACGTCAATAAAATTTATCTGATTATTACTAATTTTTGATATGCTATTTTCATCAGGATGATCCTCAATATCCTTAGACAATTCTTCAGCGGCGACCACTTTTCTAAGCCTCAATGCTCTGCGTAAAGCTCGTCCTTCCGCTCTTGTTTCTGCTACGGCAACAGGATGGTTTCTATAAATCTTATCGCAGTTGCCCCAATAAACGTCTGCGGCTCCCTCGACTGTTCTTACGGCATTATTTAAAGACATAGGGTCGGAATCCTCTGTTTTTAAACAGTATGTTATAGAATGTATAGCAGTTGCTCTTTTTTCATTGTCTGGACTAGGACATTGAACAATATTTGTGGTAGAACTAGTAACAATACAATCTAATGCTACTTCAAAAATTCTACGCAAACCATCTGTTGTTGGATTACCGGCTATTTTTTCATCTTCCGATAGTAGACTTAATACATAATCGGTCCATTCTAAATCTGTTATAGATGGAATAGGTTTATTTTCCACTCTAGTTTCTTCGATCACAGTTTTTTCCTTATCTTTTTTGACCATATTATTTAATCCTCTATAGTAAATTTTTGAGCAGATAATTTATTTGATATTATATAATTAATTGTATCCAATAATTTTAAATAAAGTATATCTGCTCTTGTTTTAGAAAAATCTCTTAATTGTTTTACTCTAATAAGAAACCAGCCCCTACCCAAAATTAATCCCTCTTTTTTCTGATCATACGTTATATTTTTTTGTAAAGCATCCTCTCCCCAAACAGGAAGAAAATGGGAAGGACCATCAATTTCTATAGCTATGTCCATTTTAGGAAGAAAAAGATCAATCTGCAACTTTGTATTTACAAGACTTTGTTCTTTATGAAACTCTACATAAAAATTATCTTGGATGAGTTTATTTAGAATATATTTTTCTAACTTAGAACCTGTTTTGCTAGAACTTCTAACAGCTGTTGTTGCCAGTTGATTTATATTTTCTTTTTCTTCTTGTGTTAATTTATTCCAATTATCTTTAAATTTTTGTTTACGATTCGCTAATTCTTTATCTGTTAAATTTTCCCAAGATTTCATAACTTTCTTACCAATTTTATTTTTAACACTATCATCTCTTTTTGTTCCTTTTGTTGGATGTTTATGTTTACCAGTCCCTAAAGCATTTTTTTGAGCTTCTGATTTATTTCTAATTTTAATATTTAATTTTTTAGCATCTCTTCTAACCTTATTAGGATATGTATCGTACAATTCAGCTATATCTGCGAAACTTTTTTGCTGTTGTAGATAAAGATCTTTAATAATTTTTAATTTCTCAGAATCTGGTAGATTATCGTATGATTTTTTTGATTTGTTCATAATTAAAATTTTCCACTATTCCTATTGGTTTTTTCCACGCTATTTCATAAATATTACATAAATTTTCAGTTGGAACAATAAGTTCTAAATTATTTTGATTATATATATCTAACCAATATTTATAATTAGTTTGAGGCGAATTCATCCATGGTATATCTTGAGCATATAGATATCTTTTTGATATATTAGGAAATTTTTGACTCAACACAACACTCGCTAAATCAAATAAAAATAATTTTCCATAAAAAAACTGAGAGTGACTAAGATGTAATATGGGAATATTTTTAGTATCAATTTTATCACAAGAACTATTAAAAATTACAGTTTGATCATATGGATTATTATTAATAAATTTTTTAATAGTATCTAATAGATTATCACAAAAAGTATTATTTGTTAGATTAGGAATTAAAAATCCTATATCTTTTGTATTATGCATGAAGGAGGTTCTCCATAAAAGATGAGTATGTTTGATAATCTTTTTTAGATTTATATTTTTTAATAGTCATATCATCTAGTTCACTAATATCTAGTACTTTGCAGCCACTAATAGAAGCCTCTGGAGCATAATATTCATCAACAGAAAGATAATATTCTGCTTGTTTTAGTATAAAAGCTTTCTCTTGTTCTGATAAAATTCCTAAATTTTGATGATGATGAATATTTGGATTATTAAATAATTTAATAGGTAATTTTGTATAAGGATATAGATATTTAATAAGATCTGCTGGTAATGAAGATAAATGATCAATAAAACACACAATTGAATTTACTTTTTTAATATTTCCAATATTATTATATAGTTGTTTATTTACTAATAATGGAATATATTTAATATTATTTTGTTTACCTAAAATAGATTTATGTTTTATGTCTAATAAATTAATAACATTATCGTATTTAATTATATTATTACTTTGATCATAATATATAAATATTTTTATTTTATTATTAAATTCTTGAATAAATTGTTTCGATTCTATATTCATGCAAGATTCCATAAATAAAACAGAATCAAATTGATAATTATAATATAATTCATATAAATTATTATTAATAGGAGATACTAATATATCTATATTATTACATTTAGTATGAATTAAATTATTAACTAATTTATTAGATTTATATTGTACTAGTATTTTCATACAAAAACTTTAGCCTTTCCTACATCTTTTGCGCTGTTAATTTTCACAAAATTATTTTTTGGTAGTTTTATTTTTTTAAATTTAATATCTTTAGACAGTAAAATATTTATAATTTCAAAAATATACATATGATCAATATTTTTATTTTCTATTATTTCTATTAAATTTTTAATAGCAATTTTATCTAAATATATACATTCTGACCATACCTCTGGTAAATCATAGAACAAATATTCTATAATATTATTTTGAGAGCATCCTATATCAAAATTATATTTTGGTTTGTCTAATAAAAATATCTGGCTCTGTTGTTCGAATTCAATATTTTTAAATGTTCCAGATTTGAAGAGTATACCGCTACTAATTAATAGAAGATTATCTATTTCTGGATAATTTTGTAAATATAATTTTAATGATTTACCAAAATTTGTATATTCATATTCAGAATTATATATATAATTAATTGTATTATATTTAGTTATAAGTTTAATAATCTTGTCACTATCAAAGCCGGTAGCAATAGTTAATCTAATATTTTTATTAATATTTAATAATTGTTCTATTTGATGCTCTATAATATATTTATTATTTTTAATTTTTAATAAGGATTTAGATCCTATTGATTTCATTCCTTTGGTAATTTCTGGTATTAATATTAAAGCATTAAGCATAGTATGTTATATTTAGATTAGGAATTAATTTTATGCCTTCATCGAGTAGTTGATGAAAATTTTTAGTAATATACTGATATGTTTGAGTGTTTATTACGATTCCATAAATAGGATCAATATCTTTAACAGCTAGCATATTGCATACTGGTTGATCCAGAGTAATTATTTTATGAATATTTTCTATAGTATTATTGTCAATCATTCTTGACAAATGTTTAGAATCTAAAATCCATAAATATTGTATATTATTAATATCTTTTTTTGTATCTAAAATAGTTTTTATAGCTAATCCTATTGGCGTTTCTTTATCTAAGAAATTGTGTGTTTTCCATTTTAAATTTTTATTTAATTTATTATTTAAAGAATCTACAATAGGTTTAATATTGCTTTCATATAACATAATAGAAATAAATTGAGGATTAATATTTAATTTATTAATATTATCTATAATTTGTTCTATTGGAATATCTGATCTATGATCAATAATAAGATAATAAGATAATAGTTGTTTTTGTTTTATATATTCTTCTAAATTTATATCTTTAAAAAGATCAGAATTTTGTTCTAAATATTTTGAAGAAAATCCATATTTACAAGAATAATCATATACATAATTATAATTATCTTTAATTTCTATTTTTTTTGTATCTTTGATTTTATCTATAATACCAAATTTACAATTATCGATATTATTTGCAGTTTTAGAAAAACAGCAGGATTTGCATGAAGTATTGGTACTCATAAGCTTATTCTCTGTAAAATAATATTAATATAGTAATCTGAAGAAACTATTTTTGTAGTAATAAATTTATCATAATCTACAGAAACCGAAATAGTATCTAAATTTAGTATAGAATTTTTATCTTTTAAAAACTCAATATATTTAGTTGATGGGAGTTGATTATTAATAAAATTTAAACATATTTTTTTAATATCTAAAATTTTTATAGATAAATATCCTTTTGGACGTATTTTATTCATTATTTCTTTTAAGATAGTAGAAATACTATCTTCATTAAGATATTCTAAATTATCAGAGAATAGATAATCAACAGAATGATTAACAATTTGAGATAAATTATTTATATGTATATATTCTGTAGATTCTGGTAGATCTTTTATTTTACTAGGATCTTGTATACCTAAAATAATATTTCTATTCATAGTATGAATGGCTCCATTTTAATTCTTTTTACGAGTGATGTTATATTTTTATTAAAATTATCATAATTGTAGTGAATATTAATATAATTTTTATCTAGTATTAAATTATTATATAGTTTTTCATAAGAAATATTTTTTATAATTTCTGGAATATTTCTTAAATCATTAACTACTATTATAGATTTTAAATTTTTATCTATATTTTTATTAGTAATGCTTATAGTGCCAATAGAAATACTTAATAAGTTATTTATAGCAGATTGAGTGTCGATAACTACTTTTGACTTATTTATTATTTCTATTAAATCTTTATAGGGTATATTATTATTAATAATTATAGTATTATTATAATAATTTTTAATATACTGATATAAAGCTTGAGATTCATTATTTGAAGATTTTATTATTGTAATAACTTCTTTATTTGTTGGTATTATTTGATGATTACTTGGTATACCATAATTTATTTGTAAATTATTATTTCCGGATAGATTCCAAGAATTATATATTTCTAATGTTGGAAAAATTTTTACAGTCTTACTAAGATTATTTGATAATATGATTTTATCTTCTTTTTTGAATTGATTTGGACAATTTTCATGAAATATGACCAAATCCATTATTTGGTGTTTTGATATATAAGATTGTCTTTGAACAGCATGTTTTTGCCAATTATTTATCCAACCAAAATCGTAATACATACCATCAAAGAAACTATTATTTTCTAATAAAAAATTATAATCTAAAGATTGAATTATATAATCAAACACAGTATTGTGTGGTTCATATAATATATTTATATTAGAATCCAATACCTTATTAATAATATTGTAACAACTATTGATTAGTTCCATATAATATTTTCTATACTTGTAGCTATAAAAGAACTTTGTTTTGTATTTTCAGTCTCTAAGATTTCTTGCATAGCTCTTGAAATGCTATAACAATCCACAAATTCAAATAAATTATTTTTTACAATATCATTTCGATAATATTTATTATCCATAACAGTATCACTATGATTTATTGTAGGTTTTCCATATTTTTTTGCAAAATTAGCATTAAGACTATTTTTATTATCATCATTTATATTTAAATAAATATCTCCAATTTTATGACAAGATATAATATTATTAATATCAAAATTAATAGGAATTATCATAACCTTAATAAAAATATTCATTATATTTAAGTTTTGATAAATATTTTTAATAGCATCATTTAATTTATCTATATCTTTTTTATTAGTATTGGTTAAAAAGAGTATGAGAGAAATATTATCATATCTTTCAGTAAACATAATAAATGATAGTATCAAATCATTAATAAGATCCTTATTTTGTAAATAGTCTCCGATAAAATAGAATTTTTTTGTACCAGCATGAACACCTAAGTTATAAGTATTATTAATATCTTTATCTATACTATCATATTTAATATAAATTAAATTATTTAATATATTTTTATATTTACTATATAAGTAATCATTATCAACCAGCACCGCCGAACACGATCTAAGCCTATATAATTCTTCATCTTTTATAATTTCATTAGATATTATTGGTATACAAATATTTTTATTAATATATTGGCTTAAATAAACAGCGCTAGTAGGTACATGTTGTATTAAAATATCTATAGAATTATTATTATATTTTTCTATATTTTTAAAAAGAGACAGCCCATAAATTGAGGCACTAGAATCAAACGATCCAGAGTCTACATAAAGATTCCTTGCTATAAGGGAAGACTGTTCTGGTTTATATTTTATTAAATGAGATAATATGCTTTGGCTCCATAGTCCATTCATATTACTTTGTCTATATGGCCCAATATATAAACTATTCATTAGAATGCCCTTTTAATTTAGCATATTGTATAAAATCTTCTTCAAATTTTATATTTGTAGATCTAACTTGTTCAGCATGATTATTATTACTAATTAATTGAGCAATATATTCTTGTATTTGTTTATATCCATAAGGAACTATTTTTGTTGGACCTTCTTGAATAAATCCATAGTCTGCAAATTTTAACATATTTAGAATTTTTGATGATCCAATCATTGACGGATCTTTAAGATTATTTGCGCATATATTTAGTATTTGATTAAAATTATTATTTTTAATAACTGATACTGAATCCAAACTTAATGGCTGCATAATGCTCTGATATATATTCCAATTAGCTCTATAATTTTCTTGATCTAGTTTATCAAAATATTTTTCCCATTTTTTAGAGATATCATCCCAATTATAGTGCTGTTCTGTTAGTTTTCTAGTTTGTATTCTTAATTCATTTTTGGCATTTTCTGATAATAATAAATGATGTAACATAATTTGTACTAAATTATCATTATCAGGATAAACTCTAAAAGCTGTAGTTTCTAACTCTTTGAATTTGCTTTGAACTCTGATAGGGTACGCATTTAATTTATTAATCACATCGCACATAGCGCTATAATCAACGGTCGCAATTGGCACACCACACGCCCCAGCTTCAACTTGAGGCATTCCAAAACCTTCACACTGAAAGGTGCTTCCTATTTTTGTGGTCATTGTATGATCATCATCAACAGTTATGCACCATGTGTCTTTGTTATAAGCGCTATTTTCTATCTTTTTTATCTGTAGCAGATGGTAGTTCTTATGGTATACATTTTTAGAATTTTTCCTAGAATTTTGCTGAAAAATCCCACCCTTTATATTTCCTGGAACCTCAAATCGGTATTGTGGTTTTCTATTTCCTTTTTTATTTACCAATCTTACATTAAATTGTATTCTTAATCTTCTTAGTATATGCTTTATTTGGTCTGCTAAAGTTTCAGATATGGTACAATAAATTGAAGTATTATTATTTTCTTGAAAATATCCATCTCCCATAAATAAACCTTGTAATATATGTTTTTGTTTATTTATTGGAAGATATAAAGCCCAATCTGGTAATTTTTTATTTTCGTGCTTTTCGAACCATTTGGCAAATAGTTGAGCGTGTAATTTTGAACAAAAAGAGTTGTCTACATCATATCTTTCTTTGTATCCCCTAATAGCACAAACATTATTATCAGAAGATAAATTTTTAAAGATATTTTTAGTTAAATTTTGATTATTTATTTCTTTTTTATTTGATGTTATTTTTATTTCAGTATAGTTTTTATTAAAATTCCATGTTCCATCGGCAGCAAATAATCCTATAAATTTACAAAAATCATTATCTACATATATATATCTTGGATAACTATATTTTTTTGAGGTTTCTATAAAAGAATCTAATACAATATAATCAGAACAATCTATATGTTTTGTTATATCAATAGTATCTAAATCTTTAGTAGTATCATCAATTGGATACAAAAGAACATCTCCATGTTTTAATTGGCTTAATTCATATTTACCATATTCTGGTAATTCTCTATTATTGTATAGACAATATCCTATATTTTCTCTGATAGATTTATGTTTTATTTTTAATTCTTTTGATGTATAAGCTGGGAATTCATGATTTTCTGTTGCTAACAATGTTTCATAATCAGAATAAACAGAAAGCTTCATAACTTTTTTACCATAACTTTTTGGTAAATTTTTCCAAACTTTAGAAATATTTTTCCATCTATTATTATGAGTCCAAGCTTTATCTCCAATTTTAACTTTTGATATAGGAATCCATTCTATATTATTGTCTCTTTTTATTTTTATTTTTTCATTTTCTCCCAAACATATAGAGTACTGAACATATAAATCAAATAAATTATATACATTGCTTAAATTTTCAGAAGTAAATCCATCTACAACTGATGGCATAACACATGATTTATTCATGCATTTTGAGCAGACAGTGTGTACTCCATTATATACGTTACAAAAAACATGTTTACAATTTTTGCATATATAAGAAAATAAGACTTTATTAGACAGTCTTGTTTGTTTTAGTAGTTCTGGTATATCCCAACCCATATCAGGATAACTTGTGTGTAAATATAAGAATACTTTTGATCCTAATTCTGGATTTTGTTTTTCTAGAATATCAAGTAGAGATCTAAAAGAAACAAATAATTCAGGAATCAATTTTCTTTTTTGGTTTCTCATCACTGATCCTACAATAAAGGAATCTGATGGTAGACCAAATAAATTTTTTATACTATCTTTATCTTTGATTCTAAAAGTATTAAGATCAACACCTGGAGATGTTGTATCTATATAATTAATTTTACCGCTACTTTGTTTATTAAGAACTGATGCTCCCCAATCAGAATATGTAAAAATAGCATCAGCTGACAAAAATGTATCTATCCAGTCTTCTTGTTGAGGCTCAGAATCAACAGTAGGCATTAATATCCAATGAAAATGTTTTCTTAGAGGAGACAAAGCCTGATAAGCTGTCATCCAATAGTCTCTAATATCTATTACAATATCTGGTTTAAAGTCTAATAATACTTTTTCGAACCTCCATCTGCCAAACTGATTATCACCTCTAGACGAATATTCTTGAAATCTATTGTCGTTTTCCTTGACAGCGTTTGCATAATAGATCCAATCTATATCTTTGTCTCTTGGATCATTAACAAATCCATAAGAAGCAAATTCAGCTATAGTATATTTTTGAGTTTTGTGTAGTCTAGATAATAGTTCCTTAGTATAGGTCCCAAAACCCGTATTAAGAAAACTAGCCTCAGAACACATCAAAATTTTAAGTTTATTTTTTTGCATTATATATCTATAGGTATAAAAAATGGGGGCATAACGCCCCCAAATTTTAAAGTATTAAACAGTTAAATCAGAAAGCTACTTGTTCCTGATTTTCTGACTTACTTGGCGATCTAGATAGCTTAGTAATCTTAGAAAAGTTATTAACTCTCACTTTTAGACTACTATGCTTAACACCGTCCTTCTCCCAAGTATCGTTCCTGAGAGATCCTTCAATCATTACAGAATCACCTTTCTTGAAAGATTCTGCTATCATCTCAGCTCCACTATCCCAAGCTTCGCAGTTAATAAAAGAAGCAATCTTATCCTTTTCTCCGTTTGCCTTAGTATAATCCTTAGAAACAGCAACGGTAAAATTTATCACCGATGTTTGTTTACCTCCAGCATTAACCACTCTTAGCTCTGGATCTCGTACCAAATTACCACGAAGCAATGTAATATTCATATTCAATAATCTCCATTAACAAGAAAAATAAAACCCACGACACTGTATTATAACAGGCTGATCCTAGGTGTCAAGACGATGGTACAAAACATTTATCAACTATCAGACCGTCTTTTGATTTGCTTTTTGAGCCAACAAAAATTAAAATATTATCATTATATAAATAATTTCTATATTTAGATAATTGTTCTGGAAAAAATACTACACTGTCTAATAGTCCAGTTTGATCCTCTATAGAAATAAATGCCATTTCTTGACCAGGATTTTTACCTTTTTTAGTTGTTACAAAATTAATATTACTAATTTGTCCAGCAATAATAATATTATCTTTTTGATATGATGTTTTAAAAGTTTTACAGTTATGGTTTGTCATTTCAATATCATAAGTATCTAATTTTGAACATGTTAGGGATACGCCTAATAAACTATTTTCTGAATCAGATAGCCATTCTATTTTATCAATTAATGAATAGGGTGGATTATCTATCAAATTAATAAGATTATTTAAAACATCTTTTCTTTTTTTAGTAACTTTTCCTAATTCTAATAATCTTAATAAATTAATTTTTAAACTATCTTTTGCTACTAGTAAATTACAAAATTGTTCTAATTCTTTTTGAGTTAAATTACATAATAACTCATACTCAAATAACATCTCTGTTCTATTTTTCTTAAAATAGTCAAATGCTCCAGCAGAAATTAATGCTTTAGAAGCTGTAGATGTTATATTTAATAGAATTTTAGTTAACATTTCTAACCAAGATAGATTATTGATATCTAAGTTTTCAGATAATTGTGTTATTTTATTGAATACTGAACCACCAACTCCTTTTATGTCTGTTAATCCGAAATATATTTTTTTATTTTTTAATATGAATAACTCATTTAAATTTCTAAAATCTGGGATACAAACATCAATATCCATCTCGATAGCGTTACGAACCAATTCTTTTATTTCTTGTTGCGGATCAATTTTATCTTTAGCAAATCTTAAATATGATGCAAAAAATATCTTAGGAAAATGAGCCTTAGAATAAGCAGATAAGAAAGCATTAATAGCATAAGATACAGCGTGAGACTTGTTAAAAGAATATCTTTGACTTTTTTCTATCCAACCAAAAATTTCTTCTGCTTGTTCTTCATTAACAATTTTTTGTTTCTTAGCTCCTTCCAAAAATTTTTGTTTAACTTTTGCCATTTCTTCTGGTTTTTTCTTGCCAATAGCTTTACGCAACATATCTGCTTCCTGTAAATTAAAACCAGCAACAACTTTGGTAATATCCATAGCTTGTTCCTGGTAAATCATTTCACCGTATGTAGATTTTAATATTGTTTCTAAACAAGGATGAAAATAATCTATTCCTTCTTGTTTATTTTTTTTATCTATATAATGGTTACTAACGCTTTTACCATCTCTAAAAGCTTCTAAAGATCCCGGCCTCATAATACTAATAAGAGCAGATAATTGTTCTATATTTTCAGGCTTTAATTTTTTAGCCATCATTTGGCCTAGTCTAGATTCCAACTGAAAACAACCTTTAGTATTTCCATCTCCAACCATATCCCAAGTTCTTTTGCATTCAAAATTTATTTCATCTACCGTCGGATTAAATAAAATAGAAGGAAAAGAATTTTGTTCCTTATTAATAATTGGAAATTTACAACCACAATCAAAAGTATAATATTCAGACATTTTGTTTAAAAGAGTTTTTGAATTTGACTTTTTCAGATAGATTTCTGTATAATTTCATGAATCTAATTAATATTTCGGCAGTATCTCTAACATCTTTTAAAGCATCATGAGCCCCTTCTTTGTCAATACCAAAATAATCTCTAAGATTATCAAGAGTATAATTTTTTAATTCATTATTACCCTCAAACCAATAAAATACAACATTCATTAAATCTAAAACATCTCTGGGATAAAAAAGATTATTTTTACCTTCTTTATTCACTGTTTTATATTTTTTACTAAGTTTATCTACAATAGGTAAATCAAATCTATTTATATTATAGCCTGCCGCAATCGGTGCTGAAAAACAAGATTTTCTTTCCGATCTAGTGTGATACATTTCTAGATACGATACAAACATTTTCCATCCATGTTCTTGTTTTTGATATGTGTGCCAATCGGCTAATATTTTAGATTTATCACACCCTTTTACTTTAGCATGAAAATCTAAAACATCAGAATCTTCATAAGAATATTCTGGTTTTTCTTCAAGAATAGATGGTTTTAAAGTAATATTAAATTCTGAATCTTTAATAATTTCTAGTTTTTTTGGATCAACTATTACAGCTGCTATTTGTACTGGACTACAAACTTCAGGATTACTACCGTCTGTTTCAAAGTCAAATATGCACAGTTTTTGAAAATTAGCCATTATTTGTTGTCACCATTGTGTTTGCTGGGAAATATGTTTTTTGATTAGGATTCGTTGAAGACTGAGCATTTATGCTTTTGCAACAACTAATTCTAGTTTCTTGAACTTTCACATACTCTGTACCATTTACTAGAAATTTTTCTCCGTTCTGTACCGAGCTAAATTCTTTTTCCATTTTATTCTCCATTTTTAAGAATATCTGATATTGTCATTATTTTATCCAACATAGCAATTCCTAGAATATCAAATTTAATTACTCCAATACTTTCTAAATCTTGCATTTCCATACCAGCTATTGTTTGCTTATTTTTATTATCATAAATTGTTGGACATACAAGATTCAAATCTGTGCTACTAATAACTACCCCAGCAGCGTGTTTTGACTGATGAGTTTTTGTTCCTTCTAATCTAATAGCCTGTTCAAATCTTTTTGCAAGAGGGCCTGACAAAGAATTATCTTCATTCAGATAACACCATTCTTTTAATTGCTCTGATTTATTCTCTAAAGCCCATTTTATGATAGAAGCTTCTCCTGTATCTTCTTTCATTTCCTGTAGCTCATCTGCTATTTTAGCTTCATCTGGAATAAATTTTGTAATCCTGTTCATTTCTTCGAAACTTATATTTCCATATACTCTTAATACTTCTTTAAGGGCTCCGCGTCCTTTCATGGTATTAAATGTAATCATCTGTGATACTTTTGAATGACCATATTTATTTTTAATGTAATTAATAACATTTTCTCTTTTATTTATAGGTACGTCAACATCAATATCTGGCATAGAAATTCTGGATGGTATAAAGTTTACCGGTTTTGATAAGTCTAGTCTGTCAACAATATCATATATCCACATAATATAACTATTTATAGTATTATTTCTATCTATTTTTTTATTTTTTATAATATACTTATAATATTCTATACCCGTTTGCATTTTTAATATAATTTTAGTCTCTTGCTCTAGAAAATTATTATCTAGTATAGTATCTAATCTAGATTTTATATAATTTGATCCTAGTAAAGATATTACTTTATTAAGTGTTGAATTTTTTCCCATTTGTGCTCCAGATATATTGTTTTATCAAATAAATAATTAATTACTATATTAATATCTTTTTTACTATCATATTTTAATTCATAAAGATTTCTATTTTTTATTTTTCTGCATTCTGTTTTGGATGCCGATATAGACTGTGCAACAATATCAAGATTTGTTTTAAGATACGAGCAAAATCCTATACTATAAGATTCATATATTTTTTTTGACTTTTTTGTTTTTTTAATACTTATCCAACCATCTGCATCTAAGTAGCCTCGTAAAAAATGACTATGTAGTTTTTTTGATTTAGGTAGAATTAAATGACTATTATATGTTTTTCTAGGAACAATACCGAATTTTTTAAGATTGTTTGCAATAACGTCGCTTGTTATCTGAAATTGACATCTATCGGAATAAACTTTAACAATATCTTTATCCAATAAGAAATAAGAAAATTTTTTTAAATGATCTAAGGACTCCAAGCCAAGACAAATTTGTAATTTATTACTATCATCTATATTTCCATCTCCAAATAAAAAACCAGCCCAATAATTTGATATAGGACTATCTTTACTAAAATCATTTAATAGTCTATGTTTACTATTTTTTGTAAATCTTGTGGCTTTTCCTAAACATCCACAACTTTTTATATGTCCTATCTTAATCATTGATAATTTTTTTTGACAAATATTACCACAAGAGCATCTACATATTGCTACCGTGTGATTATTTTTATCGGATTGCAAATCTAATATGGTTAAATTATAAAACTGTTTTAAATGATAGTCATTTTTTTGTGCTTTCATATTACTTCCCTTATTATAATATCTATACACTAGAATTAAAATCCTTGATGGGAAATTCTGGAAAAGATATCTGTTCAGAAATATTTCTACCAGTTGAATAAAATCTTTCAAATAATAAATTATATTTGATTGGATCTATATCTGTAATATCTATTAAATAAGAGACCAAACACCCAGCAGCACTCCCTCTTCCACATCCGGCTAACCAGTTTTGATTTTTTACATATTTTACAATATCATGGACTATCAAAAAATAGCTACTCAGTCCAGCTTCTTGCAAAACTTCTAATTCATGTTTGATTCGATTAATATATATTTGATGATTTTCTTTAGGAATTTTTTTTTCTATTTTTTGTTTCCATCCATTTCTACATAATTGTCTAAGATATTCATCAGGATTATAATTATTAGGACATTGGAATTCTGGTAATAATGGTTTATGTAGAATGTCGTATTCTTCTACTAAAGAATTTACATAGTTTGTATTTTCTATTTCCTCTTCTTTATGAATTTCTATCATTTCTTCAGGACTAAGTATATGAAAATTATCGGATTTAAAAAAACAACTCATTGGCACATCTTGATCATTAATGAGTTTTTTATTAATATCTACAAGAGTTGTTTTAAGATTATTACATAATAATATTCTTTGATCAATAGCGTCTTCTTTGCTGCAATAGTGAGCATCAGGAGTACATATTACTTTAGTATTAGTTAGGGAACCTAATCTTCTTATGTGTTCTGTCATCTCTTTTTGTAATGGAGTAAATTCTTGATCCATTAATTGAGCTTCTAAAAAGAAATTATCAGAACCAAATAAACTCTTCATTTTAGCTATAAATTCTGTACCAATCTTATCTACTGATTCTTTTGATGAACATATTAAGTCTGCTAAGGATGATCCAAGATGACCACAGTATCCTATAATATTATTATCTAATAATGATTCTAATTTAGAAAAATCTAATCTTGGCTTATGGTAAAAATTCTTTTCGTTATTTGATTCAGAAATTATTCTGATAAGAGTTTTCCATCCGTCGTAATTTTTTGCTAATAATAAAAAATGACTTAGATCGCTATTTTCTTTAGTTTTGATATGACTATCTTGATTGCAAATATAAATTTCACAACCTAAAATAGGTTTTATATTCTTGGCTTTCATAGCCTGATAAAATTGCACAGTTCCAGATATAGAACCGTGATCAGTTAATGCACAAGAAGATACTCCTATGTTTGAGCATCTTTCTGCGATTTGACTAGGTTTACTAAGTCCATCCAAGAGCGAATAGTGAGATTCGCTAAGAATGGACGTGTAAAGGCACATATTTATGCTTCACGTCCATACTTTATATTCTCCTTATTTTAATAGATCCTTGTGGTTTTGCTGAGACAAGACAGTATTATTGTACAAGATGCGCGGATGGTTGTCAACTTCGTTTATTCTGTGCTACCCGGTGCTTTGTATTTACCTATGCTATGATTAGAATGTTTATATAGATTAGTTACAGTATTTATTCCATATAATTCAATATCATGTTTTACTTGTTCACATTTTGTCATTAAACTATTTTTGGAGCATGTTTGATTATCTCTATATTCTATCAATGGTTCAACTGATGTATTTTCGAATGTTGTTTTTCCAAAATGACACAATTTAGTACACATCCAACTTTTATTTAATTTTGGTTTTTTACTATTTTTTACAATTTCAAATTTTTGCCTAAGCATATCTTCGGTTTTAGTCAAATCAGATTTATCAAAACAAATAGAAAAAGGACCACCATCATTAATAAAATATATAGAAAAAATAATATGATCTATATTAGGATATAGATGACTAATAGCATAATGATAAATTCTTAACTGCGGATCATTTTCTAATTTTTCTTGAGTTTTTTCTTCTCCTGTTGCCCAATCTAATCGTCTGCCAGTATTATGTGTTGGAATAAAATTTTCAGTACACAAATATGTATTATCTGGACTATTAACAGCAATACACTGAGTTTTTTGTATAATTGATTCTTCTATTTTAGTAACTTTTCTAACTCTTGATCTACCAGCTCCCCAATTAATATCAACAGCTTGTTGTTTTCTTTTTAATAAAAAAGGATTAATATCAATAGGACGAAAAGATATAGGATATATTTTAACATTATTTTTAAAATTAGTATCTCTATTTACTATTGATTGACACGGTCTTTGTCCTAATGTCAGTAGTAGATGTTTAACATCATCTGATAATTTTTTATTACAATTTGTAAAAATAGCTTGTTTTCTAGTTTGATTTACATTACCATCTGTATCCATAAGACCCCTTAGCAAATCTAATCTTTGTTTAAAAGAAGATCTCAGATATATATCTGGAATATGTTTATTATTTAATAAATTTAAAGATTTTAATATTTTTGTTACATCTAATACAGTAACAGTTTTATTTTTTGATCTTTTGTCATTTTTAATTTTACCTAATTTATATCCTCTTTTTTGAATTTCTTCAAAAATCTCGATATCATTACCGCTTATTTCGCAATTTCTATTTCTCCCATCTCCTAACCAGACTCCTAATAAATAAGGATCAATAGGCAAATTTTCTTTATTGCATTTCAATGGTTTTGCTACATTTATAGTATCTCCAATAGTTAAATCTTGTATCGATACTGTCTCACCATTAGATAATTTCCATAAATGTTCATCATCGCAAACAACAGATGTTGTATCATCAAAAGTTACTCTGAAACATTTTTTAGTTTTTACTTTAGATTTTCCTACTACTTGACATATATTCCCGTATTGATCAAAAATATTATATCCTATTCCTATTTCTCCGATTGTTGTCCAACCGTTTGGCGTAGGTAGTTTGGTTTCTATTGGTAATCCTTTCCAGTCTACTATTTCTATAGTATTGTTATTAACTAATGTAATAAGATCTATAGTGCCTTTTAGGGCTAGATTACCTTCTATAATACCATTCTGAGTTTCATACTTATAATGGGCCCACGGTTTTTTAATCTCTATATCAAAATGTTGCTCTGGACATAATATGTTCCTGTTTCTAGGATCAAACATACCATTATTGAATTCTATAGCTTTGTAAACCCAACTATGACAATCTTTGTAATCTTTTATTGCCCATTTATGATGACTATTAGCCTCAGTATAATATTTATATACTTTTTCTATTATCTTATTAAGATTATAATCAGATATTTTAATTTTTCCAATAACATCATCGTTTATTTCTAATAAATTATCTTGTTGAGCTTTTTTTATAATAGCTAAAATTTCAAGAACTTTATGACATATAGTGCCTTTGTCAGCTTTTTGTCCAGACGGACCTCTCCAGCCAAGAACATATTCAAGATAATATTGTTGTTCACAAAGACTATGCGTATTATAAGAGGAACTTCTAAAGTAAGTAATAATCATTAATTTATTCTCAGCAGGATACGAATAATGAAGATAAAGTGTCTTTGATAGTAGATAGTTGTTCAAATATATTCATATCTTTATTATCTACTATATAATCAAAATTATTCCAATTGTAGTTTAGCATATCTAATGCTCGTTCGCTAGGTTCATTAGAGTTATGAGGATCTCTTGTTAAACGTAAAATTTTACCATTATTATTTTTTATACTTTGTATCTCATTTGGAAATCTACAATCGGCAATAATCGCTAATTTAGGTTTTTCTTTTTGTATTTTTTTTATAGTACCATTGATCCATACGTCAGACATTATTTGTCTAAAAATACCAGTACCGATATATTCCATAACTTCTCTAGCTGTCATTATTCCTGATTTATGGAAAATGAGTTTTTTGGGTTGATTATCGGCGGTTATAAAATTCCAGAATTCGCTATCACTAATAATACCAGGCATATTTTCCCAGTTCAATGATGTCATAGTATTTTTATCATCATCGCTACCATAACATTGTTTATAAGTTAATCCTAATAAATTCATGCAGATGTCTTGTTTAAGAATATCAGCAAAATTATATATTTTAATATATGGAGATAATGTATCAAATACTTTATTTAAAGTATAATCTTCTGTATTTATATTTATAGTATCAAATATTCCAGAATAATTTGTATCTCCAAATAAATCAGATACCATTATTTCTCCAGAGTCATTAATATAAACTTTTTCTGATATATTCATATTAGACATATAAATAGAAAAAATAAAATTAGCAGTAGTACTTTTTCCTGATTGTTTTCGTCCAGAAATACCTAAAATCATTTTATAATCTTTTCTATCTGAGGTTTAATAATTTGATTTATTTCTTCAATCTTCATTTCGCCAATATCTTCATAATCTTTAATTTCTATATTTGCTATATTATATATTCTATTGCATTTTGCATATATTTGTTGAGCAGCCTTTTGGCCCGCTTCATCATTATCCATAATTGTTATTATAGACATAGCGCCAGATATATCTAATAACATTTTTTGTTTATCTTTTAGAGAAGAACCAAATAAAGCAACGCTATTATGTATTCCTGCTTCTTCTAATCTCCATACATTCCCTGGGCTTTCAACTAATATAACTGTTCCTGTTTGTTTGATATATTCTTTTGCATACCAAAAATTATATAAATGCTCTTCTGCTCTAAAGCCATCATTATGTTTCCATTTTGGTTTATTGTTGTTTAATGTTCTACCAGAACAGCCAACCATAAATAAGTGATCATTATCGTATACCGGAACAACTGCCCTGTTGTACATTTCTCTATTTGGATTTAAACAATCCCCAACATCATATTTTATAAGTATTTCTGAAGTATAATTTCTTTTTAAGAAATATTCTGACGGAATATGTAATGATTGTTTAACTTTATCTCTATCAACAGAATTTATAGCTTTGTAAGAAGATGATTTTAAATAATTAATAGTATTGACAAAAGTATTTTTTTCTTTTTCTTTTTTTGGAATTTTAATATCGTTAAGATCTTTATTAACAAATTTTGTTGCAAACTCTACCGCTTCGCTAAATGTTATTGTGGGATCACCTTCTTTAGACCAATTTTTATATTTTTTAGATAAGCATCCTCTTATAAATCCAATAACAGAAGATCTAAATATATTCTCACATTGATGAGTTCTGCATTTCCAATTACCTCTATAGGAATCTCCTTTATGATATAAATTAAATGCTGATTCATTATCTCCTCCATGAATTGGACAGGACATAATTATCATTTTATCTAGAAATTTAAAATCATTTATTTCTAGAGTAACTAATAACTCTTCTATATTATCACAAATAAGATCTGATAATATCTTGAGTTTATCTTGGTCATACGAACGGGATAATTGTTTCTGTTTCATTAGAGTTGTCATCGACTATAAATCCATCTTTTTTATCTTTGATATTTTGTGATATTTCCAATTTTGTTTTACCTTCTATAATTTTTGCACACCATCCTTTCATATAACAATTTATATAGTCATTATCATCCAATCCTCCCCCGTGTCTGCTAATAACAGGTAATAATTTTCTATTTCCAGCATCAGGACCATCCTCCGCAATTTCCTCATCTGATTTTCGTTTAAAAATACTAAAATTACTACATAACCATATTATACGATCAGAACCACTAGCAGAATCTGTGCTTTCTTTGGTAATTCCATCTCTATTTAATTGAATGAAAGCCATAATAGGAACTTGATATTTAACAGCAAAATTATGTAGCGCGGTCATCATAAATCCTAAAAGCTGATATTCTTTAAGATCTTTATCCATTCCGCTCATATCCATTAATTTTAAATAGTCATAAAATATAACGCAGTCTTTTGCTGTTCCATCATCATTTAATCCTACTTCTTTAACGAGCCATCTTCTCATAATAGCCAATTGTTCATCAAATGGTTTTCCTGCTATGACTTTATGATGTATTGGTAAATTTTTTAATTCTGTTGCTGCTTCAACTATTTTAGATTTTAATATTGGAGATTCTCCAAATCTTCCTGTTTCAATCTTATTAATTTCTACTTCTGTTGTCATAGCTAATAATCTATGAATATGATCTTTTTTACTCATCTCGGTATCCATATTCAAAACTGGAATTCCTAATTTAGCAATATTTCTACTCATATTATCAACCAAAAGCGTTTTACCAGTTTTTGGTCTAGCTCCAATAACATTTACTGTTCCTTTTCTTAAACCTCCTCCTATTGCTTGATCATATACTGGAAATCCTGTAGGAATACCAACTTGATCAACAATATTAGTTTGTAGATATTCTATATATTCTTCTATACCATCACCCATTAAAGAAGGAGCAGAATCTCCATCGTTAGTTATAGAAGTAACAAAATTAAATATATCATCTTCTGCTATACCTAAAATAGAAGAAATAGATTCACTACCATTAATTTCTAATAATTTATCTTGTATATTATCTAATTGTTTTCTTAATTGTCTAGCAATTTCTAATTTACGAATTTTTGCTGCAAATTTTCTTATATTTTCTAAATTAACCGGGAAGTCAGATATGGCTTTAAGATGTTGAGCTTCTTCTTTTTTATTTAGAATATGAGATACTTCTAGCTCTTGAGCACTAGAATAAATCATTGCTATATCTATTCTTGGTTTACTATTTTTTTCACAAATGTTTTTTAAACATCTATAAATTATTTGATTACTATCAATTGTAAAAGTTGATTCAGTAATCAAATCAGAAATATCCAAAAAAGCATCTTCACCATAATGGACAATCCCGCTTAGAACAGCTCTCTCAGCGGAAGGATCAGCTAAAATCATATATTTTTCAACCTGATTGAGTGGAACAATTATTACATTTATATCTTGCTACAGATTCAAAAATTAAAGAAGGATTTACACTTTCTTTTTTTCCACAAATTCTACAATTAACTAGAATAGGTTCTACTTCTTCTCTATTTCTAGCTACTGGAGGAGCTTTTGATAATAATTTATCAACAGCTATGTCTTCTTTGTGAAGATTGAATTCTGTCATTTTTTCGAATTTGTTGACACTAGTATTATCTTTCTGAAACGCACGTCTGCCACCTTTAGTTTTTATAGCGCTTGATATATTATTTTGCTTCCTTGGAGATGTTTGTTTGATTTTATTTTTTTTAGGTTTCACATCATTATTATTGGTTTCATTATCTTTTTTAGGCAATAAAGCCTCAAGAATAGAAATAAGATTTTTTATTTGTTCCGGATTTTTTGCTAAATCATTAAGATCCATGTTTCACCTTTGTTTTTTGTACAGATAATAGTATGTCCGAAAGATTTTTTATACCGTTTGATAGATATGACAATCTATCCATTCTTTGTTTTGCATATTTTTTAATTCTATTTAAAGCATTAGCTTTATCATTGTGTTTAATAGCTTGATTAGATTTTTCTACATATCCATACCCTTTGTAATTATTAATATCATCAGCAATGGTTTCTTTTATAGATTCTTCAGCCCAATTGTGTCTTGCTATTTCTCTATTCAAGGTTCTTTGTAAGAAAAAAGCGTATTGTGCTAATCTTAGAGATATTTGACAACAATCCTCTGGAGTTAATTTTTCTATAACATCTCTAGACATGCCCAAATAGTTATTTAATTCTTCATCCGTAAAATTATGAATATCAGAATATTTGCCAAGACCAATAGATTGTTCGTATTCATCTAAAACACGATCCCATTCTTCTACTTGTTCTTTAGTATTCATATTTTAATTCTTTGCTCCCATTGTTTATCATCCTCATTAAATGGTAGTTCTATATATTTAATATTATTTATATCACACCATTCTATCTTATCTTTATCTCTTTTTTTATGTTTAACAAAACCTAGTTGACTATTATGGTAGTGTGAAACAAATTTATAGTGCTGTTCTCCATGTACTTCTACACACATTCTGTTTAGAGGTAAATAAAAATCCAAGTATAAAGTTTCAGATTTACGCAATGGGATTGGGACTTCTTCTAGTATTTGCAATGTTGGAAATATAGATACCAATAAAGTTCTAGCTCTTAAATGTAAAGATGATTTATTAGTAATTTTACCGTGAGCCATATATCCAGTAAGTTGCCAATTATGTAAATTACCGTCCAAGTCCTTTATATTCACTAGTGCTTCACTCCCATAGTATTTTTTATAGCTTCATTGAGTTGCTTATATATTTCTGGATTATCAATTAAATATTGACGAATTTTTTCTGTTCCTTGCATTTTATTCTTTTTATCTTTATCATCAATAAAATCTAGAGTATACCATGCTCCAGCCTTATTGATTAAACCAATATCACATGCTAACATAATAGCTTCAGTATAATAGTCTATTCCATGTCCATATCTTAAATATCCAGTAATACTAGCTCCAGGCGGACCCAATGCCGAACAAAGAACTTGCCACTCTACTTCCTGTCCTATTTGTGTTGCATCTGCGCTCAGAAGCCACGGTTTAAAAGTCTTAGCCCTAAGCTTCACATCAGTTTGATATGCGATAGATTGCCCTGATTTTTCCTTGAATTCTGCTCCGTACCCAGTCGGATTACCCATCAAATGTGTAATGCCAATCACTATATTTTTATTAACAGGTATAACATTAGCTACTTTACGACAAAATTTAGATAATAATTTAGCTCCGTCTGCTCTTTGCATTTTGTCCATATCGCTAGTAATTTCAGCTTCTGTACATAAAGCAGAATAGGAGTCGATAATCAAAATAGATCCTGGAACTTCATTTATAATACGTTCTGCTATTTGTAAATATTCTTCTGCATGTAATATTTTTCCTTGCTGAGATCCTATAACATCAAATCTATTAAGATCAAGTCCAGGAATTCCCTCCAAGTCTCTTTTTTTCAATCTTCCTTCTATATTCAAATAATATACATGACGAGGTTTTGATAAATCTCCTTGATATTCTGGTTTCTGTGCTGTAGCAGAAAAGGCTAATGAAGTTGTTGTTTTACCACATTTTGGTTGACCAGTAAAAATTACGAAACTACCTTCTGGGATGCCTCCATTTAGGATAACATCTAATGAAGGACTAACAGGAATTATAACTGATTTTTTATCAACTATTGCACTAGCAGATAGAATAATATCACTACCGAAACTTTTGACCACATCTTCTTTAAGACTCATTATCTAATTCCTTGAGTTTGGATATAACGCTATTGGATTTAATATTATCTTTGCGATAACTTTTATTGGATTTTCTTTCTACAGTTTTTGTAAAATCTGTATTCTCAACTGCTAGCTGACGCTCATATTGATCTATAGTAGATTCTAAGTGTGGTGCTCGCAAAGAATAAATTCTATCGGTTTTGGAATCTTGCAGAGCTTTTATAATAGCTTTAGCGCTATACTTTTTAAGTAATTTATTAGCTGATGCTATTTGATTTCTAAAATACTTAGACCATATTGGATTTTCCCAAAATCTATAATGTAAATCTGATTTATCTTGTTTAGCTTTTTTCTCACATATTAATTCTGTAATATATTGAGCAGCTGACACCAACTTACCATTCGAATATTTCGAAGGATAAATGTTTTTATTCATTGTGATTTTGGTCTAAAAATTCCTACAGATGATTTTGGAGAAACGTGATTTTTTTTAAGCTCATCAACCAATTGAGAAGCTTCTTTGGTCATAATCGCCACGGTATTTGTACCTTTTCCACTAGTTTGTGTAACCATCAAATTTTTTGGAGTAATTTTTTTAGGGCTGGTTATTTCTTGTGGAGTTTGTACAATATTTTTTTCCACTTGTGATATAGAAAGCTTTAATTCTTTAGCAATATCTTCTGAGGTTTTACCTTGACTATTTAACCATTGAATAGCATAAAAATTAGACTTACTTAATTTAGACATTATGTCATCTCTCTTTCTGCGTTATATAACCATGAAGTATTTTTAGTTTTTAAAAAGTTTAGATATAAATTAAATGTTTTTAAGTTAACATCTATAAACCTATTATTTGCTCTACAAACAGTATCTAAAAATGAAGATATTTTTTCTCTATTCCCATATATTGAAGTTGGATTACTTAGTTTATTATTTATATCAATTTTAATAGAATATTTAGGATTTGATCCATGTTTGACTGTTTTTTTAGCTACAACTTTTTCATTATCAGTATTAGTTCTTGGATAGCCTTGACTGTCTAAATAATCTTCCTGACCAGCTATTGTGTAGTACTCTGTATCTAAAATATCTTGTTTATTGGGTTGTAATTCAAAAATAAATTCTTCACTCATTGGTATTAGGCTCTCCTTGTGAATAAGCTTTATCTGAAGCTTTTAATAAAGATTCTTCTATATACATAAAAAATGTCCGCATAAAAATTTCATAATTTTGATCTATAGGAACAGGGATATGATATTGTTGATTACATAGTTCTTTTGTTCCAATTATTTCTCCTTTTTCATTCTCTTCCATAACCGTTGCAGTAACATCAAATAAAATTTCATGAGGAGCACCAGTTAATTTTTTAGGTTGAGAATAATTAACTATATCCTCGTATTGTAGTTTTGCTAATTGTTCAAAATTTTTATATATAGCATCAGACATTAATTTTAAATTATCTATTTGTTCATTATCTTCAGACATAATTTAAGTCCATTTAATTTTTTTCTGTGGTTTTTTGATACGACTCATTCCACTTGGCAATTCTGAACCAATATTTTCTTTATAATTATTATGTTTTTTATATAGATGAATTTTTTCATCATCACTTAGTTTATCGCTATTCCTATTTGCTAAATCTCCTATTGTTTTAAGTTCACTGTCTGTTTTTTTAACAGCCCCGTATAGAGATCCTATATCGTCTTGGTATGATCTTTTCATTTTCTTTTTACAGTCAGCGCATTTTGGATTATCTATGTAGTCAGATAAATTAAAAAATAATTCATATTTTTCTTTACAAGATTCACAATAATAAGTATAAAGTGGCATATTATTTAATTTGTCTTTCTATATCCTTTAGAAGATGAATATTTTTATTTTTAAGAAAAGTTAAATATTTATTAAATAAATTAGAGTCTACTTCTTTAAAATACCATGATTGTTTGCAGACATTATGAATATGAGAAAATGTTTTTTTGTCTTTAATAGATGTAAGATATTCGATAGGATTGAATACCTCTAAATTTGGATTAATTTTTATATAATATCTAGTAAAATTAATATTATCATTAAAATGTTTAGATTTTTTGTTTTTTGTTGTTTTAGCAACAACTCTTGGATCTTCTTCGTTATGAATTCTTGGATTAGAATTTTCATCTAAAAAATCTTCTTGTCCAATTAAAGAATAATATTGATTATCGTTTGATGCTTTTTCTTGACTAAAAATAAAATTGTCCATAGTATATATTATTTAATTTGTAGATATTTATCCCATTCCTCGAACGAGTCATTATTATATATCTTAATCAGTTCTTGGTGCCAGCGCAAGTATTTTTCAGAATATTTTGGTTCATAAGGCTTATTTATTAATTTCATACCAGCTTCTTCTGGAGTTTTATCTGCTTTTTTAGTATTACATTTTATACAAGAAGTGACTATATTTTTCCAATGTGTACATTTTCTAAAGTTGGATTTGTATCTAGACTTTGGGATAACATGATCATATGTTAATTGATTAATATTAAATATATTACCACAATATTGACATGTATAATTATCTCTTATAAATAAATTTTTTCTAGAAAAATTTATTGTTCTATTATAGACATGAAAATATTTTATAGTTCTTGCTATAGATGGTATCCTATACTGTGTACCATTAGCAGATAATATGTATTGATCATTATAATAAGATAATATCTCAATATTAAAATTTATTTCCGATTCATATCTTATAGACCAAACTATTGATTTGTGCCAATTAACAACAGATAGAGGTGTATAGTCTGAGTTTAGTAATAAGCATTTACTTTTTTTGTTCCAACTGTGTTGATTCATAATTGTCTAATCTATATAAAATTTTTGATATTATTGGATTTCTTACTATATCTGAAAATTCTAATTTACTAATTCCTATGCCTTCAATACCTTCCAAACAATTCATCATTTTAGCAAAACCGCCCTGTAGATATCTATTAAGATCAGATTGGCTAACATCCCCAGTTAGAATCATTTTACTATCCATTCCAATTCTGGTCAATAGCATTTTTAACTGATCGTAAGAAGCATTTTGACATTCATCTGCTACTATAAAAGATTTATGAAAATTTCTACCTCTCATTAGTCCTAATGGAACAATTTCTATTTTATTATTTGTTTTTAAGCTAATATATTGTGCGGCTGGTATGAAATGATTAATTTCGTCTAATAGTGGTAATAGATACGGATGTAATTTTTCTTCGGCAGAACCCGGAAGATATCCTATTTTTTCTCCGCTTTCCACCACTGGTCGTGTTATGATAATTTTTTTTACTTTATCTTCAAGAAGATATTCTAAAGCTATACCAATTGCAATATGAGTATTATGCGTTGGAGTATAATTATCAGTTAAATATAAACTATCTTTATGATCGACCGATATACATTGCATTGGTTGATAGTCCAATTTCTCTACTCTGTCCACATATAATTTAGGAAAATATTTAGTTTTTGGTATTATTTTTCTTTTTTTTCTTTCTAAGAAAAATAAATTAATATCGTTTGGCAAAGATATATACATTCTGTAACTGGTTCTGTATCTAGATCCATTTTCTTTTATAGATCCTTGTTTTTCTTTAATTCTTGTAGTACCACCAAGGGAATATACAAGCTCGCATATATCATTTGCTAGTTTATAAGAAGTTGTAGAATATGAAGGATATCCTTCTTTAGATACTGTTCCATCCCCATCCATTAATCCTTGTAGTAGGGCTATTCTTTGATCTATAGAACCATATTTATATTCCTTGGGAATATGTTTTTCATAAGAATATTTTCCCCAAATATCTAGCAATTTTAATTCTTCTTTATAAAGATTAGTTTTTGATGATCTGCATTTTTTTACTATTCTATGATCAATCTTTTGTTTTGTTTTAATTGTATAGTCATTATGTAATGAGCTTCCAATTTTTTGCAAAATTTCGGATTCACATGTTGTAAAAACAACATTTCCATTAGTGCAATTGCTCTCAGAAATAATTATACCTAGTAAATATGGATCTATAGTATAGTTTTTCCTATCAAAATTAACTGGCTTAGTACACGGTATAGAAAGTATACGTTTTCCATCGCTACGTCTAGCATTATCAGCTAAATATTTTGTATTAACAATGATTTTATTTTTTTTACCGTCTTGATTAATAGACCACAAATGTTCTTCGCAACAGTCTACATGAGTATCATTACTAAAATAGACTCTATATACTTGTTTTATTCCTTGTGGATATATATTTAATACTTTAGAAAATCCGCCATCTGGATTTGCTATTTCATCTCCTATTTTCACATCCCTCATTAGGATTGGACCATTTTTTGTATATAGTTTAGAATTTAGAGTTAGGGCTTTACCGCTACCAGCCGCTCCCTGACAGAATGTAATAGTATTTTCTGCTACAGTTCTTATATATTCTTTTTGATTATCTGTTCTTGGTTTTAACCTATTCCTATAAACGTCTGGTATATGTAGATCATTTGTTGCGTCAATAACTTTTGATTTCTTCTTAGCATTGTGTCTTTTTCTCAATTGAGACCCTTTATAATGGGGAATGAATATATACCAATTTATATGTTATAATACACCACTAGTATATATTTCTTATTCTATAAATACTATTTTTTAGCTATAAATTGAGAAAGTTCTGGAGGTAACCATCCTTCTGGTTTTAATACTTTTCCGTCTTGTCTTTTTCTAACTTTACCTGTTTGAGAATCTATTTTAGCAAAATTGGTTCTCATAACCTCATTCCATGCTTCTTGTCCATTGGCCCCCATGCTATTAATAGCTCCAACTGTAACAACAATAATATCTATAAGAGCATCCAAAATTTCTACTTTATCTTTTTGATCAAATGCTTCTTGTAATTCTTTTGTTTCTTCTTTAATTAGAGTATGATACATTGATAATTGATTTTCATTGTATTCACATACTGTTTGATCGCAAGCTACCATAAATTTTGTTTGATCTTCAAACACATTTGTCATTATTATATCCTTTATTTTCAAGATTCACAACTACTACAACTCAGAATATTTCTAGCTAGTTCTTGTGCTGGATTAGCACTTCTTTGATAATAAAAGGTTTTAATTCCTAGTCTCCATCCTTCTATTAGTAAATCACTAACTTGTTTTGGTGGTATATCAGGAGAAATCATAAGATTTAAAGACTGAGATTGATCTATATATTTTTGTCTTTGGGCAGCTTGGATAACTATTTCTTTTTGACTGATTTCACCAAAAGTTTTAAATACTTCTTTTTCTTCTTCTGATAAAAATTTAAGATGTTGTACAGACCCTCCTTTGACTAAGATACTTTTCCAAGTATTTTCATCGTTTTTTTCATATTTTTTTAATATTTGTTTTAGATAAGGATTTTTATATGTAAATTTGCCCTTAGCTAAATTTTTAACAAAGTAATTACTATTTAACGGTTCTATACTAGGACTAACTTGACCTAAGATAAAACTACTACTAGTGGTTGGAGCTATGGCTATTGTTGTAACATTTCTACGACCATATCCTTCCAATATAGGAGCTTCTCCAAATTTTTCTGCTAGATCTTTTGTTGCTTGATCTGATCTTTCTCTAATTGTTTGCCAAACCATAGTATTTAATAGTTTAGCTTGCATACTCTCAAATCCTATCATTTTACTTTGTAAATAAGAATGCCATCCTAAAACACCCATACCCAGGGCTCTTTGATTTAAAGCAAAATTACGAGCGCTCTTCATAAATCTTAAATTTTCTGTTTTATTAACAAATTCTTGATTAACACTATCTAAGAAATATATAAGAGTTTCTATAGCATCTGTTTTTTGTATTTCATCCCAATGTAATAAATTCAGTGAACTTAATACACATACAAAACTATTATTTTCATCAGAACTAAGAGTTATTTCTGAACAGTTATGTGTTACAACGCCATTGCAGACCCATAGATGTTCGGGACTATCTACCTTACAGCAATAGACATCTTCTTTGCCAATATATTCTATATTTACTATTTTATAGAATTTTTTAGTATTATTACGGTATTCTCTATTCTCTACAACAACACCCTTCCTATCTAAAAATCCAGTATGTTTGTTAAAAATTAACGCGTCAGTTTTGTTGCCAATAATCAATCTCCAACAATCTTTGGTGTTATAAAATTTATAGCCGCCTTTACCATCAGGTAAATATTGTTTTCCAGCTTTTCTTAAGATGCGAATAGAAGACTGCATACCTAAATTTGCCAATATTAATTGAACTTCTTGCAAAAATCCTTTATTTATATTTGCTAATGATATAGCTATGGGTTCGCCTAAAGACTTAGCTTTAAAAACTGTACCGTCGGCATAATATAGTCCTTTAATATATTCCCACTGTGTTTTTTCATTTGATTCCCATATCCAATTTGGAACAGAACCCTTTTGAAAATTTAAGCTTTTCTTTAAAGCTTTACTACATAATCGTTTTTTTTGAATTTTACTTTGGTTTACAACGCAAGTATGAAATTTTGCATTATTATATAATCTATTATTTTTAGAAGAATATTGCGTTTTATATTTTTTACATACATAATCATGATTGGACTGAATCGTTGTTAGTAAATCAAAATCTTTTTCCCAAATATCTATCATAATTTGATCTTTGTTTTGCGTACCATCAGCTTGATACAGACCTAATAGAAAAGCTTCTTTGCTCATGTTTTTGGAGCCAAAAATACCTTTGTTGGTTTGTACGGCTACCTTATCTCCTATTTTTAGGTCTTTACATTCTATATTTTTTGTAAATACTTTACATTTATTGGTAAAGTTAGTCTGATATGAGTAGTCAAAAACACAAACTTTGTGATACTTAGTAATAGTATGACTCATACCATTATCAAGAGTAATTCGATAAACATCTGCGTTTTTTTCGATTAGCCGCATAGGAGAAGCATTTACTTGTTTATTATTATCAAATAATATTAGTTTATCTCCAATATCATACAATTCCTTAGCTGTTAATAGACCAAAATTAGAAACAACCCGCTGATGCCCTGTAACACACAAATTAGAAGAATTAATTTTAAGTTTTTTATCTTTATATACTTGAGGAGCGTTATTATTTATACTATCATTAAAGAAAATATATGGATAGCCACTCTCAAATCTTTTTTGTATAATTTTTGCCCAAATTTTTCTTTTATTTTTATCTCCTTCTATCATACTATTCATCCATTCATCGGATATAGTAACACCAATACTCATATTTTGAATAGGATGTCCTTCATTTCTAATCTGTAAAAATTCTTCTATATCTGAATGTTCAACAGGTAAATAGGCGGCAAAACTACCTCTACGAGCAGAACCTTGGCTAACAACATCAGCCACTTTATCAAAAAGTTCCATAAAATGAACAGGTCCGCTACTTTCTCCTCCAACACTTATTTTGGCTCCCCTACTGCGTAAATCTCCAAAATATCCACTAGTACCACCACCCAATTTACTCATCATTCCAACTTCTGCTACCTTGTACAAAATACTATCCATCCGATCACTAATATGGCTATTAAAACAGCTAACTGGCAACCCCCTCGAATTACCAAAATTAGTCCAAACAGGAGTGGATAAAGAATAATATCCTAAGCTCATATAATGCTCAAATTTCTCTGCAAAACCAGGAATACCTAATATTTGTTCAGCATTAATAGCTATATTTTTAATTCTAGTTTCTGGATTTATATCTTTCTCTAAATAATCTCTTTCTAAAAATAGACGACTATGAGAATTAAGCCAATAATATGGTTGGGTATTCATTTAAATCCTTAAAGTACTATAGAGACTAATAAAATTAAAACAAGGCTTCTATATCGAAAGACTGAGCCTTTTTTGAATATTCTACAGGGCGCGAATGAAAAAAATCTGTCATGTTATTACCTAGTATTTGTTCGTCAAACCATGATGTTTTTGACAATAATTTTTGATCAATTTCGAATACTTCATTATAGCCTATTTGTTGCAATGAGTCATTGAGTCTATTTTTAATAAATTCTTTTAATAGATTAGAATTTAAATATTCATTACCATATCCATTAACTATCCAATCAATAATTTCGCATTCATACTTAACAGCTTCTTTTGACTCGTATAAAATTTTATCTTCTAGTTCCTGATCAAATAATTCAGGATACTCTTGTTTTATAGTATTAATAATTTTAATACCAATCATAGCGTGTAAATTTTCTTCACGACTAGTATATTCTACTTGTTTATTAGTATCTTTCAAAAGATTAGAAAATCTGCCAAAATAACTAATAGTATAGAACTGAGAAAATAAAGCTATATTTTCAACAAATAAAGTAAATAAAATTAATGAATAAATAAATTGCTTTTTATTGTCACTATGAAATTTATGAAGATGCTTGCGTAAATAATTAACTCTTCCTTTTATGATATCTAATTCTAGAATTTTTTCAAAATTATCATCTATACCCAGCACTTCTAAAAGTCTTTCATAGGCATCCCCATGAATAACTTCGATATGAGCCATTGTATAACCAAGATCATTTAGAGATGGATGAGGCAAATTATCACCTAGTTTTGCCCAAAACTTTTTTACACTAATTTCTAATTGACCTATAGTAGACAAAGCTCTTATAATAATTTGACGCTCTTGTTCTGATAAATTGACTTTAAAATCTTGTACATCGCTACTAAAGTTGAATTCTTTATGAGTCCAAAAACCACTGTGCATAGCAGATATAAATTCTTGAGTCCAAGGATAGTGGTCTGGCTTACGACTAATTTGTTCGTCAAATATCATGATTTGGCTCCGTCAAGTTTTCTTATAATTGTTGTCAAACCCAATATAACAAGACAAGCAAATTGCATATTCATTGGATTGGGTGATGAACTTACATAAAAATTAATAAAATATACAATTGCTAGGATATAAAAAAGTATATGTGTCATATTACACCAATGCTTGTTTGAGCCAATCAAGATTTGGTTTAATATAAAAAATTTTGATACCACTCATTTCTACAAAAGTATCGAATATTTTTTTTTGTTTTTCGTCGAATAAATGTGTACCATGATCATCCATCATATAAACAGTTTTTACGCCTTCTTGCCAAAGAGCCATTATACAAGAATTACAACACTGGCCTGTAACATAAGCTATCCCATTATCTGGTCTAACAACACAATTAGCCAAAGCATTTCGCTCACTATGCATCATCCAAACATATTTATCTGGTCGATTAGTTGGTAATTTATTATCATCCAGACCTTTTGGAAATCCATTATATCCAGAACCAAGGATTCTATGGTTCTGATCAGTTATTATACATCCGTGCTGGGTATGTATATCGTGGCTTTTTTTTGAAACCACTTTTGCCAATCCGAGAAAATAATCTGTCCAGTTAGGTCGTGTCATAGATTCATTATACAGCACCAATGGGAATGGTCAAGATGAAAGATTTTGAAGTGTGCGCTTTACAGGATGAAAAATTCCTTGTTGTTTATTTTTTATAATCTCGTCGTATATTACCTGTTCATTTCCTTGATTGGAATCTAATATAGATTGACACAATTCTTTAGGAAATTTTGTCATATTAAAACCAAGACTTTTCATTAAAGTTGCTGTTCTAATTTCGCAAAATATATCCATTTCATATAGCTCGTCATACGCTGGGTCTAAAATTTTAATTAAACAATCTTTTGATATACCAATAAAAGACCATAATGGAGATCCTGATATGAAGGGTTTGTATTTATCTGGTAAGTTAGTTATTTCTTTCCACCAACACCAACCATTATTTTTATCCAATAAAATATTTTTTGCTAATAATCCATTAAAATCTATATTTGGAATTTTTTTATTAACCAAAAGATCCCACTCCACAAGTAATACTTTATTATTAATAATATTATTAATAAATTGTTTAATATTTTGCCTTAATATTCTATCACTATTTCTCCATGCTATTTTTGGATCAAGATTATGCTCAAGTTTTGTTGCTATGACTTGTGCGCTAGGATTGGAATTAATTATACTAGATAAATGTATGGGCTTATCATGATAGTGGTAGATAATTGTCCAACTCATAATTATTAATATGGATAAAAGTATTTAAAAAGTTCAATGTCATAACCGTATATTGATTCTACTAATTTTTTAGCTAAACTGTCTTTATAGTATATATGATAAGGTTCTGGAGGTTTTTTATGATAATACTGATAAGCAGATAGTGGGTGATTGTGTGCGTGTATATCATAATGAATTGTAGAATTTAAATTTATATTATATTTTTTATTAAGATCAAATATATTTTTTTGTAAATTTTCTAATTTTAAGATATTATCTTGCAATATTGCAACATATGAATGATTCATTGTTTGAACATCGTAGTGAATATCAACATTAGCATTATTATTTATTTGATATTTTACAGTTTCTAAAAACTCTATAAAAGATAAATTATTTGGAATATCAGATATAATATTTGGATAATCTATTGTTTTATAGTATTCAGAATCACGAGTTGTAGAAACTAAATAGGAGCTAACAACTCTAGAATACGGATTTCGAACAAGCTGTATAACAATATGATTTTTATAATCAGGATTAACAAATTTTCCATTTTCAAATAATGGAAAAAATGAAGGATGATCTGCCGTATATTTTATTCTTATATCATGAATAAAACTATCTTTATCATATTCGTAGTTAATATATTCAAAAAAAATTTGTGTTAATGTTGCGCAGCCAGATTTTGGTGACCATAATGCAATTATTTTTTTATTATCACATCTTAATATTTTATCCTGAATAATTCTCATTATATTCTTTCCAATAATTATAACAATTGTGTATATCTTGTATATTTTTACATTGACTACCTTTTATAATTTTCATCCAACTTTCAAAATTCTCTACAGTTTCTGGTGTTCCAAGCATAATAGTCTTTAAACTATCATAATATCCTACTCGTAATCCATCGTCAATAAGTAAATTATAAACTAAAGTAATATAATATTCATTATTATAATGTATATTTTTATTCATTAATAAATCAAAATATTTTTTAATATAGTAACCTTGTTTAAAATAGTAACACCCACTAGAAGCATGTTCATTTTGCGGATTGTCAGTATAAGATTTTTTTTCTTGGATTTCCACAATTAATGGATAATCTATTGATGGTTTAACGAAAGCCATTTTAGTTGTTTCTAAAAAATGAGGCTGAAATCCTGTATGAGTTATCAAACATCCGTCTAGATTATATTTTTCTATATAGTTATTAAAATTATTACGATCCCAAATAAATGGACTATCACAATATGATATTAAAATTTCTTCATTATCTTCAATAAAATCATAAACATATTTTGTTGTAAAAACAGGTCCTTTTTTATGGGGAGATATTCCTACTATTTTTGCATTTGGTTTTAAATTTAATAAAATTTTTTCCATTTCTGTATTTTGTAAATGATCATTATTGCAGATAAAAATAAACGTATCATTTTCATTAAACATATCTAATATGTACTCAATGATTCTTTTATTATTAACAATTATGAGCGGCTTGGGATCTAAATATCCTTTATCTTTGAATCTATTTCCAGTTCCAGCCATTGGTATAATAATTTTCATAATTTTTATCTATTTATCTATTTTAGATTAAGTATATATTAGAATTAGATTTATTATATATCAAATATCCAATATATCTTTCTAGGGCGTGTTCGAATTGACAATCTGGTATACCTTTTAATCCATATTTTTTATATAATTGAATATAATTTTTAATAGAAGAATCTTGAGTTACTATATTAAAACTATGATAGTCTATAGGGGTATTAAATAGATTTTGTTGGTATTGATTATAATAATACAAAAAAATATCTTTATTTTTCATAATTTCTTGCCAATAGATATCATCTTTTCCAATATGTGTAAAATGATATTTTAAAATATCAAATTTATTGTATAAACTTTGAAAAAAATTTAGTTTAGTAATAAATGTCGTGCCTTGTATATATTTAAAAATTTTATTTGATACATTTTCAAAAATATCAGAATAATTATTTAATATGTTTCTATTAAAATCATCCAATTTACAATTTACACTAAAAGTGTTACTAACTATTGTATCATAATCTATAATATTATTTGTATAAAATATTGAATGTAAAATATTTCTCCAAGAAAAATTATTTTTATTATGTAAATATGCTAAATAGCTTTTTTCTGATATATCATATTGATGATGATCAAATATTTTTTTAACACCATATAATAATCCAGCTATATCATAGCCATAATTATTTTTTTCTATAATATATCCATCTTCTATATTAAGAATAGAATTATTTAAATAATTTCTCACAGAATCCCCATATGCAATATGATAATCACTAGAAAGAATTATTATAGGATAAAAAGTAATATTATTTTTATATCTCAGAATAAATTGATTAATTAAATTTATATAATAATTTAAACTATTTGTATTCAATATTTGTTGGTCAAGATATAAAGAGCATATTAACCAATCATGATGTCTTTTAGTTTTTTGACTTTTATTTAAAATAACTGGATTTGTATAATAATAATCAATATATTTAATATTATTTTTTGTTTCATTTTTATTTTTGTTGAGATTTAAATCTTTAAAATTTGTAATAATATCATTTTCATTATTACTATTAATTTCAATATAATTTTCTAAAAAATTAATATCATGCTGTGTTTTAATATTATTTTTAATAACAATAATTTTATTGTTTAATAATAAATTTTCAAGTACTACTATAGGACAAGGATCCTCTTTGCTTGTTAGAAAAAAATAATCAAACAATTCAAAATATTTATATGGATTAGTTGTACTTGGTATCCAATAAAAATTATCTGTGATTTTATATTTACCATCGGGATCCAAAAATAATTTAATTTTTTCTAAATTGTCTCCACCCACCCATACAAAATTATATTCTGGATAATATTCTGCTAATTTAAGAAATAATAATAAATTTTTTCTATCACATGGTTCTCCACACATTCCAATGGTAATTTTTTTATGATCTATATTTATTAAATCTGATATATTTTCTTTAGATAATTTTTTAATTTTTTCTTTTTTAGTTTGAGATAAAAATGGAGGAAAAATTTGTATATCTTTAAATGAACTTTGAGATAAAAATTCTTTTCTTATATTATCTGATACTACATAAGTTTTAATATTACTAATATTATTTTTTATATTTTCTATTATTGGTTTAGCGTAGCTGTAGGTTTCATGAAAATGTAATATTGTTTTATTGTACCAATATTCAAATTTATCTAAATTATGTAAATATAAATTTAAAGAATTAGAGTAAATTAAACTAGGATTAGTAGATATAATAATTTCATATAATAAATTAGGATCATTAAAATGGTAAATTTTATTATCTATTTCTGGTAATATTTTATTAGGGTAGGGTTCTACAATATAAACATTTTTAAATATATTATTATTTATAATTTCAAAATATAAGTCATATAAAAATATTGGGGCCCCTGTTTTTGAAACATCGTGATTTATTAATAACACAGCACCATCTTGCTGAGGAATATATTGTTCAGTTTTATAAGTATTTAGTGTTTCAAAATTTACTCCACAAAAATATATTCGATTTTCTTTTTTACCATGTCTGATATAATGCTGTATTGCTTCGTTATCAGACATCATAGCCAAATCTTTATTATATAATTTATATAATTTAGGATTAAAATTAGATGGTAAAGAATTTTCTGTAATAGTATTAGTATAATATATTTGATTAGTATTTACTATTTCGTCTTCTATTAAGTATTTTCTATTTTCTTTCTGACCATATTTGATCCAATGAGCTTTAGCTAATTTTTCATTATTGATGCCGGCTTTGTATAAATCTGGATTTAAAGATAAATAAATATTCCAATCAAAATTAGAAGGTATATAATATTGATAATTAGTCATGATATGATATTAAATTTCCATCATTTTTTTTAAGATATTTTTGTATTATTGGTATAGGATTAGTATGGTTCCATTTTATAGTCATATAATTTATATTATCATCTATTATATGTCCATAAACATTAATATCTTCTTCCAAATAACAATCATTATTATATAGTTTAACTAGTTTATAAAAACCAGTATCAGATTTATTATTATAAATTTTAATATATGGAATTTTTGTAGATTCAAATTTTAAATTATTATTTTTAATAATATATCCAAAAATTCTTTCTAAGGCATGAGTATATGTTCCATAGTTATGGTCAGATATTTTACCTTTTTCATTTTTTAATAAGCTTAATAAATTATCTAATTTTGTATATAATAAATCTTGATATATTTCTGTTTTAGACATAAACATATTGCCAGCTGGGAATATTCCATTTGTTAATAAATCAAAATTTAAATTTAATATTTTACATAAATAATTTATTTGATTATTATTATTTCTTTCTTGTTTTTCTAATAAACATCCTTTATTTGTTATTAAACCAATATTTTGTTTTTTTAATATTTGTATATTATTTAAAAATATTTGTTTAGATCCTATTAAATTATAGAGTAATAATATTCTCCAATTAATATGATTTTTAAAACCAAACTTAGAATTTTTACTATGCAATTTAATAAAATATTTTTCTCTAATAAATTTTAGTTGTTCTAAAAACGGAGCTACATCTGCCCCGAAATTATTATGAAAAGTTAAAATATATTCAAACTCTTGTAATCTAGAGTCTTGTAGAATATTAGAATTATTATTTTCTAAACAAAGACCTAAATATACTTTAATATATTTAGATATTGGTAATAATAGTTTTACAAATTCATCCCATTGATCAGTATGGTATATCCATAAAGCAATAGCAATTTTATCTGTTTGATTTTTGTAATTTATTATATAACACAAGAGCTATTACTCCTCCAGCAACTCCCATAAATATTCCTGAGGGAGATAATTCCTCGTATTTACCAACCATATACAAAATAGCTCCACCACAATATGATCCTGCTACTCCGAGAGCTACAGTTTTAACAAATCCAAAATTTTCTTCTCCCGGAACCAGAGCTTTGGTTACGCTACCAACTAATAAACCATATACACACCATGTTAATAAACTAAACATTTGCTGCCTCCACTAAAGTTATAACTTCATCTTCCGTGAGATTTTCTCCTGTATTTAATAAAGAGCCCATGATACTAATAGAGTATTTATTGTAATCTTCTTTGCTCATTTCTTTGCGTAAAATTTTTTTAATTCTCATTTTTGTAAACCAACCATGTTTTATACTATATGTTTTAATTTCTTCTTTATAAAAAGAGTATTTATCTTCTTTGGAAAGATCTGAATATAATTTATTTTTATGACACTCTTGTATAACTCTAATACATGTTAAAATTATACTAATAATCATAAGAATAGTAACTACAGCAAATCCATATGTTTTATCATCTGGTTTCATTGATGATTGGTTTAAAACTTTTAGTGCTATTTCTTTGAGTTTTGGATCTATTGATGATTCCATAGTTTTATTCTGAGCCTAGTAGATAGTTTTGGTTCTCCATTTAATCCTGAGCGAACAGGAGAGTATGGGGTGTAAAGTTTATATTTATTTAATTCATTAATAATAATACACTATAATTAAAAATTTTATAATTATTAAACTATTCCATCTGGATTTTGTAATATACTTTTTATTTGCTCTAAAGATAGATCAGCTATTTCAGTATAATTATTAAAAATTTTATATTTAGTATTTTTTAATAAATTATTATTGGCATATTCTTTTAAATCAATACTTTCGTTTGGTAGAATTTTAAAAAAATTACCTTCATATTCAAAAATTAAAATTGAAATATTTTTATCATAATCGATTTTATTTAAAAAATTAGTAGTAGTTATTGACATATTTTCTCCTATTGTCCATCAGTAATTGTCCAACCATAGTTTATTAATGCTAATTTAGCAGCTATTCCGTTCGCTCCTCCGCTTGTTGTGTCACATCTACTGTTACCCATATGTATAATTATATTATTATATGGATAGGACGCTTTATTAGAATTCCAATAAACTAAAATTTTATTATAATTAGCATTACTAAGAGTAACACCTCTCATAAAAGTATTTAAATTATTACTAGATATACCGGCCAAACTAAATCCTGTAAAATCATTATTTAGACTATTACATCCATCAAACATGCCATTCATATTCTGAATAGAACTAGTATCAGAACTAATACTAAAGGTTTTAATAGTTGAATTGATAAAAGCATTACTACTATTGGTTAATGCTGGAGCATATATATTTACTCCGCTTACTAAACATCCAGAAAAACTGGCGCTAATATTAGATAAAGCATTGCCGCTAAAACTAATAGAGCTAACGTTTGTGCCCCCGCCATACAAATCCTTGGCGGATGAGCCAGAAAACAACCCGTTCAACGCCGTTGGAACGTCCTGCGAAGTCGGAATATTGGACGCAGAAGTCTCAGTTCCGCGAAGCAGAAAGCTCGTAGGCTTGGGAGGCAGAGAGATATGGCTAAACAACCCACACCTCCGCTCTCGCGTGTGCGCACTGAAGCCCCAAATAAATGTATTGCCCAGCCGTTAGTGTTTCGGGGCTGGAAGACATCGTTCTGACGATAGCGTTCGCGGAAGAGTAAATATAAAGGTTACGACTCTCACCCCAATCGCAGTTTTCGCCTCCGGTGTTAGTGAGTGTTGCCTGCAACGTCACCGAGCCAGTTGCCGTGAGGAGCTTGGCACTGTTGCCGACTGAGAATCCCGAACCAGACTGCCAACTCCACTTCGATTGAACTGTCCCCGAACCGGTGACTGCGCCGTAGGGCGTGTGAAGGGTAACGGGAGGCCCGCGGCCTGTCGCTGTTGGTGTGCCACCCCATGTAGCCGTCTGGCGGATAAATGAAATACCCGCTGCCCTTGAGCGACAATTCTGGCGTCAAAGCGGTACAGTTGGATTCTCCTGCCGCAATGTCATTTTGCGGCGGCTGCGAAATCAGCAGCGCAGCACAGCCGTCGGTAAATCGACTGGCGTCGTACCTTTGTTTGCACCATTCAGAAGTTACATCGGGAAGCGTCATACCCAGGCATTTCATACAGGCACCACCCAGATGCGAAGGTTTCGGCACCAACCGGGATTGGGGACGAAAGAAAACACAACGTATGCTGGGTGCGCCGCGTCAACGGCCAAGCATCTCTGGTAAGCAAGTAGGCCGGTAAAGGAGTAGTCGCCTGATGCGTCGTAGACTTTTATGGGATAACCCACATTTGCCATGCGACTAGATTGAGCAGTGGTGGCCCCCAAGCCTGGATAGCCTATGGCTGTGTTGCCGTTGTCGTCGATCACTATCTTGCGCCACATAAAAGTGGTATCATAGCAATTGCCATTGCCGTTATCGTCATTGAGGTCGTTTGCAATATACAAGTAGCAAGGAGCCGTCACTTTAAAAAGCAGGTGCGTTTCGGCATTTGGGCCTTGTCCAAATCTCACTGTAGTCTTTAGGGCATTCAACGCCGCCGAATCGCTAACAGTCTGGCCCGCCCGCCACACATATGGACTAGCGGCAGTTCCGCTGCCCGTCCAATCCGACGCGGATGTACCGTAAAGAATGGCCCCCGAGCCGACGCTGCCGTCAGCATTCGGAGCAGCAGCGAACGCCAGAATAGAAGAGTTTAGCGGCGTCACACTGCTACTCGCCGTCGAATACGCCCCAGTCCCGATGCTATTGACCGCAGCAACGCGAAACACATAGCTGGTGCCATTGGTCAACCCAGCGACCGTTGCAATCGTCGCAGACGAAGCCGCCCGCGAGAACGTTGTCCAACTGCTGCCGCTGTTGCTTGAATACTGCACCGTATAGTCAGTAATCGCGTAGCCGCCGTTGGTGGCTGGTGCCGTCCAAGTTAGCGACACTTGCGCGTTGCCAGCCGTGCCAGAAACGCTAGTCGGGGCACCCGGCAACGCAGGCCAATTTCCAGCGGGAGGCCCGCTCGTTTCTGTTACTTTGTAGTGATGAAAGAGGCATAATAATTATTTAAAATAAAAGAATTGATAATAATATATAATACACATTTATTTGGTTATTTTATAAAGAGTTGGTGCCGCGAGCACACGCGGGATCA